GGTGTGGTGTGCTTATCAGTATATTGCAACCAGAAAGACATGAGTGTCCGTCTGAACTCCACCAGGCTATAGAGTTGGCGTCCCAACCCAGTTCCGTACGGATCCATGAAGTTGCTATAGGCCCAGTGGCGATGGATTACCATCGATCTGAGAGGAATCGGAATACCCTCTACCGGCGAAGCAACAGTCATGAGGCGAGGACTCACACTTCCGTCCTCATTAAGCACAAAGAGAAAACGCCTGGGGTCCCGAATCTTAATCTCTGAGGGAATGATATACTTGCCCTGCTTCATCCAGCAAATTTCTCCGACACTCATGCCAAGAATGAGCGATTCGCACATTCCACGGATAAAGGTATCAAAAGCTGAGTTCGCACTCACCAGCATATCCTTACCATAAGACTGCCGAGTATTACTCCCCATGCGATAAATCACTTGGCGGACAAATTCAGCCACCTCTAGATCCTTAGGGTTATCAGATACCGGATCAATTTCCCATTTTCTTTGTACGATCTCCCCTGTTAGTTTTTCCCATGCGGCAATAATCTGGCTATCGTTAAATAGCCGCATGTAGTTCTCAATGGCCCTTGGCCCACCGCCACCTTCTTCGAGAAGGATGTCATCTCGGCGGGGGAGAATAACGCCTGCTGTGAGATATGGAAGACCAGAGTAGGAGTATGGATCTGATTTATACCCGCCAAGCTTTCCCTGACTTACTCCTAGGGAAAAGTAGCGGTCAAAATAACCCGTACGAGGCTTTGAATTTAATGCAGAGCGTTCTGAATCAGAGGCCATTTAAACAACTACTCATCGAGGATCATTTTTATCTTTAAACTTAGTTTGGTCCACATAGACAGTTTCAAGATCCATGAGCCGGGAATAGAGCTCCTCTTGGCTCATTCCGCCCTGCTCATATTCTGCAATGAGTTCCTCTGCTCCTTCTACAATAACCGGCTGGGAGTTTGTGAGGATATTCACTCCTTTTTCCATTGTTCCTGCTCCGTTTTATGAGATAGTAGTAGTTGTCGAAGTTCCTCTTGCCAACGAGGTTCGTAGGCATTAATGTGCTGGTGCCAAACCCTCATCCACTCCTTCTTAGAGAATTTCTCCTCGAGTTCGATTGGAGGAGACTCGGTAAACACCCTACGAAGAGCACCTACGCCCGCAGAGACAAAATTCTGCCGGGTTTTGATGTAATACTTCTCTAGAAGCGCAAGAGGAACCTCTGGGTGGATCTTTTCAAACTCAGAGAAGAGCGGAGAGTTTTTGATATCGTTTTTATAATCTACTTTAATCTCAGTATTGATGTATTGGTACGCCTCATCAAGAATATGGCCGATAATGCTCACATTAAAAGTGGTTTGCTCATAGTCATTGATTTCCTTCCAAAACACCTTTAACGATTCATAAGCCGCCACAATGGTTCTTTTTGAGAACTTAGAAAACTTAGAGCTGAGTTCTTGCTTTAGTCCTTCGATGACATTGGAGTCTTTTGCATCAGGCCAGCGAGCAATTCTATGAGCGCACCCATTCACCCAGAGAAAATGCTGAAGAAGGGTTTTTGCTCGGCCATCCTTAATGTCCTTAAGCACAACAATATTATTATCTTGAATATGCTCAATCCACTTGGCATAGACTATATTCGCCTTCTCTGTTGCTCCGTAGAATACCTTTGTTTTTGCAACCAAGCCAATATGGCGATCGTTGCCAAGACCATATGTAGTTACTGAGTTGAACTTTCTCTCTTCCTCTAGTTTTTCTACATCAGATTCCGACTCAGCCGAAAAAGCTACTTGCCTATTTCCCTTCCTCGATGCTATTCTTAACTTCTCGAGCTCAAGCTCATGAGCGAGTTTTGTTTCTAATTTCCAACGATCGTGCTCAAGGAGTTGAGCAAACATCTCCTCATTTAGAGGCCGGGGTGCTAGGTGCAGCAGTTGATCCAACTCCATTCAGCAGTTTTTTAACTTTAATATCTACTGTCCCAATTATATCATTATGAGTCCACGTGTCAATAATATTTTCAAAAACATTTACATCAACTCGGCCAATATCCCCACCTCTCCGAAGGATATAGTTTACAAATTCCATGATGCTTTCGCCGGGTTGCTCATAGAGGAAGAGGGTTGGTGCGGGCTTATCTTCATTGATTAGTGTCTCCACAATCCCGCAAGATTTAAAGAACTCGCCAAGAAGTGTTGAGTCATAACCACAAAATACAATAAAATCTGCTGATTTTACTACAGATTCGGTAATGCTTTGCCGGGCTTTTAAATCCACCCCTTCACGTTCAGACAGAATTTGCTCCAGATGCACCGCCATTTTATTAATATCACTCTTCTCGTCAATATTTTTTGCTTTAAGCAAAATTACAGAAATTTTGGATTGCATGAGCTTATGCGATGGGGAAATTCAATCTTCTTAGATTTAAACTAGAAGTTTAAAGTTTAATATTAAATATGCCAAGGGGCCGATGGCTATAAGTAATATTGCGTTATCTCAAATAGATAAGCTTAAATACCAAGCGCCATATCTCATTGATGTGGCTTTAAGTACGTATGAGCAAAATGTTGAAGAATTTAAAGTAAATCAAAAAAGACAACGTTTAAAGAGTCTTTCTTTAAATATTTTTAACTTAATCATTGAAAGGATCTCAAATGAAGAAAGCGTTTCTCTCGCTCCTCTAAAGCCCACTATATTAGAGGGAGTCTTTCTTCTTAATTTTGATGCAGAGCTGAGTCTAAGTGTTATTACTTATGTTGGTAGTGAAGTAATTAATTTCTTAAAATCCACACCAAGTTTTGACAAAAACCTAGTTCAATATTTAGAAGAATATAGAAGACTTTTACTTGAGTCGACGAGCAATTTTAGTTTCTTTATCACAACCTCCACAGTCGAGCTTCTTCAAAAAATCCCTCAATATGCTTATTCTGACTCAGTAAACGTATATAAAAATTTCGATGTAAGAGGATATTACTCTCCACTTTTTTCTTCAGATTACCTATGGGAGAATATTAAGCAAAGAACAATCAACCCAGAAGACCTTGTTATTTATGAAAGAAAGTTATATAAGCTTAGGTCAAATATAAAAAAACCTAATACAGATTTTTTTGATAAAAATGATTGGCAAGAATACTCCTCTTCTAGGTTCAATAAATCTGCATCATTTGAAACCGTATACTCCCAACTCATAAATACTTATTTTTCTGAGTTTTTAAATAATGCCAGAGATATTAACGGAGCAATCTCCAACTCCGAAATTAAGCAATATCAAGACCCTCTCGTAGTAAACTCAAGCATACTAAAAAATACCTTTGGAGGTAAAGGAGAGTTTTTATACGGAGCAATTAAACTAATTAGAACGTCAGCCGATCTTTTTGGAGGTTATGAGGGGTCTGTGGCTGGAAGTATTGAATATGCTATTCAATACATGGAGTACTTTTTATCCAGTACTAGAGGCAGGGTAGCTGGAAGCACCGGTTTTAATATAATTGATAATTTTAATTTATTTGGAAACTTTGAGGCTCTATTTGGGGTACCAAGTACAGAGTTTAAAAAGCCGGGGCTTAAATTCCTGGACTTTTTTGCTAAGACAAAAAGTTTTTTAAACGGGAAGAAAGTTTTAAACGATTTGGAAGTTGAAGAAAAAGTTGCTTCTAAAGCTATAAATCCTGTTTTATTTATGTATCAGAATGGGATTAATGACTCGTATTCTCCTACAACATTCATAGATGATTATACTGATCCGCCTCCTCAGGTAGATTTATTATTGCTTTCCATTGAAGCATTATATAATCAGTCATTAAATGTTGGAGATACCATCTCTGCGATGATCAACTCATTGGACAAGAAGGGTCAATTAAAAGGCTTTGAAGGCCTTGGGTCTATTTACGCGCATATTTATGAGTTACAGAATGCTTTTCCTCCTTCGTCGTATTTTTCAACCGTAGAAGCAAAAAATGTAGGATTTACAGGAGCTATAAAATATTTACTTGAAAACTATAAAAAGTTTTCATCATTACTTGTCTACCCTATCCTGCCGGCTAGTGGATTAAATTTTTTAACGCAGTGGATTGATTTATTTAAGAGCACATTTGAAAGCATACTTGGAAGTGCAAAAGCTCTTGGGCTAGATGGCACAAGTCTTTTTATTACAAATATATCAAATAGAATTGTAAAAGTTAACTCTAATGAGCTGGTGTCTTATCTAAAATCTATTGGATTTAGAGACGGCGAAATAGAACAGCTATTAAATGTAAATAGTTTTTCTGAGTTAATTGAAAAATTTGCGCCAATTTCAGACTCTTCTGACCTCAAGTCCTTCTTTAAAGGATATGAACTTACACAACTTATTTATGAATTTGCTGGGCAAGATGGAATCGATGCTTATTTGAATTTTTTATACTCCTCCAATGACATAAATAACTTACTCAATGTACTAAGCATCTCGCTAAAAGATAGAAACAAAATCACAACAGAGGCCACTACCAAGTATCCAAAGTTGATTGGGCTATTGATCGGACTTACTTACGCAATTGATTCCACTCAGCTTGTAAAATTCAATGATATATTAAAAAATAATAACTTAAATTTGCTCGAGTCAATTACGTATTTGCTTGGTCAAGGCGAAAGGACTATAATCAAAACAAAAGAAGAAATTGAGCTGCTAAGTCCTGTAATAGATCAGCTTATTCAGGGAAATGCTAATGATATTTTTGCAACTCCAGACCTTAACTATTCTCAGACAAATGCTGCAGTTCCAATTGCTTTAAAAAATTGGACAGATATTATTTCAAATAATTTAGGTAATGTAAAAGATAAAAATTTCTTATACTATCTTTATGACAAAGCAGAAGGACTTAGTGTTAAAGAACTGAATTATATTCTTGGGGGTATTACTTCAAATACTACACTCGGAGCTATTTTCGATGGATTTCAAGGAGGAAGGCTTACCGACGTGCTTAAATATGCAAATATTTCTGGACTAGGAGCAAAATTGGGATTCTATGACAACTCATATCAAAACAATAACTTTGAACTAACTCCTTCATCTTCATATACCCTCCCGGCCTTCAATGAAGGAATTGCTAAGTTGATTGAATCAATTAATTTTATTAGCGCTGCTCTTGAGTCTTCTCTTGATTTTAGTTTATCTCAAACTGCTCTTGAAACGGACATTTTAAAGCCAATTATAAATTCTCAAAATAAATCAATAGAAAGCTTATTTGGCCTTGTTCAATCTTTAGCTCCAGAATCAAGAGACAGTTTAACTCCTACTTTGTCAAAAAATTTAGGGGAGATTACATCTACTATAGGAAATAGTAAAATAGTTGAAGCGCCTGGAATAGGAAACTCCAGACTCCCTGACAGGATCGGTGTTTTGAACTCAATTACTCCTGAACAACAAGAAATTTTGTTCAATAGAGTGAATAATTTAACCCAAGCAGGGGTGGATAATGCTCTGGCAATTGACTCTTTAATCAATAATTTTATTAAAGTCTCAGAGGATAATAAGTTACTTAGTGGCTTAAATCAAGTTAACGAGGCTGGAGCTTTAATTGAAAGCAAAAGTAAAATTCAAGAAAAAGTTAACATTATTAGAGATATGAGCGCAGGGCCGGGTAAAAAGGAGTTTATTAAAGTATCCAATACAGAAACTTTTGGAAACAAAGAAAAAAATACTTCAACACCCACTCTTTACATTTCAGAGGAGCTCGGTGACAATAAACAAGTTATCTCTCAGGCTTTAGGAGCAAACTATATTCAAAATGACGACGTTTTGTTTGGAGCTGATCAACTTATTAAACAAAATTTGATCTCGCCTTTTTCAAGAATAGAGTCTTGTAAGAAATTTGGGGGAGAAAATTGTGATGAGATTTATGCTAATGAGCCCGAAACATGTACTAACTTAATCAACAAGTCCTTATACGCTGAGTCGTATACTCATGTCCCTGGGAGTAATAATGAAAATTTAAAAGTAGATAGACCTCTGGGAACTTTTGCGCAATACACCCCTAGGGCTTTTATTCCAAAATCCAAGAGTCAATCTCAAGTATTTTATGACATACTTCCTGGAGATAGAGTATCAATCGGAAAAAATGGCGAGCCGTTGCTAACAGATTTATATTCAGATCCAGTTCTTTTTGAGGGAGAGCGTGCTGAGATTTCCGAGTATAATAATACAGAGTTTGCTCTAATTGAGTTTATTAATGCCAAGTTGGAACAAGGATCAGAGTTTAATTGTGCCAGTTTCTCATCGCCATATTTCTATCAGCTCTGTATGAATGTTTTAAAATGTAAAAGATTTAAGCCAAGTGGAAGCGATTCTCAATATTTAAGATTTTGTCCTGAATATTATTCTGGAGGTAGGCTAAAACCATGAAACAAATCCAAACTTTTTTCAAAACATCGGCTCCGTTAAGTAAAACTCTTTCATTTGGCAAATTTGCCCCTCAGAACTTTAACTATGTTAAGTTTTATGATCCAAAAGAAGAGTATATAAATAACAGAGTAGTGCTTAATAAGCAATTTTCTGATTCATTTTCTATTTTTGTAGAGTTTGATAATAATGATCCCTCTCAAGCCATTGAGGAGCTCAAAATTACGTCTGGGAATTTAATCTCATGGGAGGATTATTGGATCGACCCTCAAAAAAACATTCTTATTGATCCGGCAATCGAGAGAATAAATTTACAAAAAAATGATTTAGTCCATGCAAACTTCAACCTCTCAAGGAAATTTCTTAAGCATATAAACCTTGAGGGGAATTTAGCAATGAAAGCTGTTTTTATTCATGACAGTCCAAATCTTGAAGTTCTTAACTTATCAAATTGTCCTGCTCTAAGTATAATTAATCTTGGTAATAATCGCAATATTAAAGCACTTTCAGCAAGAAATTGTAATATGAGTTCTGAAGTTCAAGAAAGACTATTGAGAGACTTTAGGCCCACTCTTACCTCCTCAAGTAACATTTCTGGAATAAATCTTTTTAGAAAAAAATATGAAACTATTTTAGATCTGAGAGGGAATGATATTGACTGGGGGAATTATCGTGTTGCATCAAAAATCCGTCTCCTACTCTGCAACAATTGGCTAGTGCTTTGGGACGCTCCTCCTCCGGTATCGATTATCCCGATCCAAATGTATGCATTTTTTACAAACAACCTTGAAGAAAATCTGATTAAAGAATATTATGGCTGATTTACGTTCACGTTATTTAGATGATTATGCCGGCGGGTTTTTGAACATCGCTAGGCAAGAAATCTCTTCTACTGGAGAAGTTCTCGTTCAGGATGGGTTTACATCCGAAGGGACTCTTTTTGTTGAGGATGGAGTAGGGGTTAAAAGTGGATTGTTACTGGGATCGGCATTAGCTGAGGCTGTAGATCCAACTACAGAAACCGGAATTGTTAATGTACGATTTGCAGACAGAACTTATGCAAAAATCCGTGATTTAAAGATCTTCTCTACAGCCATTGCTTCGGCCCAGGCAGCTCTCTCAGAAGCAACTTCAATATCTATTACAAACTTGGAGTCCACACTTCAAATCCTTGAAGATGATGTTACTTCAATTACTCAAACTTTCCAAAATAATTTAGAGAATAGCTTGGCAAACTTAGCCACTCTAAATCAAACCCAAGCAGAGCTTTCAGAAAACTTTTCAACTTTAAACGCCACAATAACTACTCTGTCAAATAAAATAACAGAGTTGGAAAGTAAGTCGGCAAATACAGTTGTAGATTTGTTAAGCACCGACATAAACTCAAGTAAACTTGTTGGTACAATTTCAATAACTGCTGGAACAGTTACCGGAGTTAATACTAATTTAAGTGGAGATTTGGAAATTGGAGATATAATCTATGTTCCCTTCTTGGAAGATATTGCTTCTCCAGCGGCTGATCCACTGCCCATTAGACTTCAGCAATTTAGAATAATTGAGTTTGATACTTCTAATCCCAATACTGCCATGTTGGTAACTCCGACAAATGTGGATGTCCCGGCAGGATCGTATTATTACAAAGCAGAGGTGCAAGAACTAAAAACAAAAATGAATGAAGTTATTTCCGTGCTAAAAAGTTTAAACTTTGTCCAATAAGTAAATAATAATATCCTCAATTACATCAAGCTCTAACCTGACAGAATAGAGTGGACCAATTTTTTTGAAGATAAAGAAAACAATACCACTTTGCTTATCTAACTCTGTTGGAAGAATTTGCTCAAGAATTTGATTGTAGGTGTCCTCGCCGCCGATCATGTAGTAGATTTCGTCTTTGTCAAACAACCACGTAACATCCATGCGATCTAGCGTGGCAATGTAAAGCGCCAATGGACTTTTATGTCTGTGAACTCTCTTTAGGCTCTCAATCGTACCTGGCAAATTGTCTGATAGTTCAAACGATTGCTTGAGTAGATCGATTTCTTCTTGAGAGTTTTCAAACATCAGATTCTCTCCACTTTAACTCCTAGGTCTAGTAATACTTTAATCCCTTCGGACTTTCGATAATCAATCCTGTAATAAACGCACCGTATGCCGCTTTGGGCGAGGAGTTTTGCGCAGTCTGGACACGGGCTGTGGGTGCAAAACAAATCCGCTCCTTGAATTGACTCGGTAGATTTTGCCATTTTCACAAGGACATTTTGCTCTGCGTGGAGAACAAAGGGATTGGTACTTCCGTCCTCCAACTCACAACAATTAGTATGAAATCCAGATGGCGTGCCATTCCACCCATGAGCTAAGATGCTGCCATGCTTAACGATGATTGCACCAACCTGGAGTCTTTTACACTGAGACACTTTTGCAAATCTCTCAGCAATATCCATATAAGCGATCTTCAGTTCTTCTTTCATTGAGAGGGTTTACTAGCCTCTTAATTTTATCATATCTTAAAGGACCGCGTACCTCCCAGTCCAAGTTTATTTACAATTCTTTCATTGAACTTTCTAAGCATATTGATCTGACGATCAGATACAATCCCGTCGCCTTTTGGCTCAGATTTTTCGGTCTCTTCAAGCTTTTTAGCTTTTTCTACCGCCTGGAATACAATTAAATCATCAGAAAGTTTAGGTTCTTCTTTAATTACTTCAGCTTTTTCAGTAGATTCTATAGATTCAATTTGCTGAAAGTTTACACTTTCTTCTTCTGGAGTTGGAGTTATATCACTTTGTGAACTTGGTCTGGTTCTTCTATTAGCCATCAATACTTTCTCCTACCGCAGCTCGAGCAGGGAATCCTCCACCCAGAACTTAAAGAGGGCCTCGGGTTTTGTTCTACAAGATTTGTGTAGATTTGCTTAGATTTTTCTGGTTTAACCTGAGAAGCCCATTTCTTCCAGGCCTCGTGGGCCTCAAGTCTGGATCTTGATTCCATATTATTTACCCCCTGAAATTAATTTAAACTAAAAATTATAAACTTATATCCTCATCAAATTCAACTAAATTTGGAGGGGCGGTTGCTCCACCTACATTATTATAGGGGTAATAGCTTGTGCCTGGAATTTGCTCTGTTGTAAACTCTTCAATTAAATTAGTAGCTAAATCTGAGCTTGTTATCACTACATCCTCAATATTCTCAGTCCATCTTTGCCAGCCCCACATATCCTCGGATCCAAGCATCAAAGGAATTTGCTCTCTAGAATCTGCTAGAGCGGCTCTATGGTAACGATTTGGTCCTGCATTAACTCTATTTCTTGAATTTAAGAAATTACTCTGTGAAAGCTGTTGTCTAACAAATGAGGTTAATTGCGTGTCTGTAGAGCGATAGTCGGAATTTTGCCTTAATTGCTTCCATTTATTATATGGATTTTTATCTACAGCCATTTTACATAATGCTTCCTATTTTAAATTTAAACAAATTGGTTTAAAGTCTGGGACACCAAAATTTGATTAAAATGGCCACAAGCAAAATGTCAAGAGCTGCTGCTGTATCTGAAGCAGATATTACTTCTCCTTATGATTTTGGGGATCTAACGAGCTTCTCGGGTTAGATGAAGACGAAGACTGATTTTATTGTAGAGCGAAACCACGACTATACAATTTCAATAAAAGATTCCAAGAACAATATTCTCATATTTAGAGATATTACGGGAAATGATCTAGAGTTTTTAGATAAACTTCTTGAACAAGAATCCGAAGAAGAGTCTATATCTCTGTCTTTCTCTGAACTGGAAAAGATACTTTCTAGGCTGGTGATCGGAAATATTAATTTTTACAAGTTTCCTAAAAGAATCGTAAAGGATATTTTTGATTGTGTAACGGAACATATACTCTGTAACTATATCAAAAAATATAACTGGCTCGAGGCTTGTTACGGAATACAAAACGGCTCATTTGTAAATATGGCAGAAATGGAAAAAATTCCAATGACAAAATTTATGGCAATGGCAGAAATTCATAAAGCAGCTGTAGATAGTATTAAGAAGGAGCAGTGATGACAGATCAAGAACATCTCCAGATGATTTTGATATTGTGCTCGATTTGTACTGAGCGAGATGTAAAAGAGCTGGAAAAATTTATAAAGGTATGCGGGTCGTATATAGACGATTCTTATTTTAATAAGATCTTGCGAAAATCAATGAAAATTCTTGAGTATAAGAAATGTGGAGAAGTCTCTTGTACTGATTGGCTGATGAATGAGCTTTTTGTTATGTATAAGAAGGACTATAATAAAAATTGACTGTTTGTTTAAAGATAATAGTGAAAGATATAGTGTCTTTATTTACTTATGACCAATCCAGTTAGAATTAACGCTAGCACGTTAAATCGTCCTGGTGTTTTTGTTACCCAAGCTTCAACTGGTGGGCTTCCTCAGCCCCTTGCGTCTCATGCGGTTGGATATATCTTCGGAACAACACCTACGGAAGATTATTATGGTGATGATGCCGTAGATGCTTTTGCATCGTATGAGCCTTATGTCCCGACTCAGGTGGGCAGTGTTGCAGACTTTTTAGAAAAAGTTGGCGGAAGTGTTCCTGTTGGAAACAAAGGCGCTCTTGCTACTTATGACGGAGTTCAAGCATTTTTTGACAATGTTGGCTCCAATGGTATTCTTTATTTTACCAGAGTTACTCCAACTCCTGAAGTTGTAATTGATTTTTCAAAGTCAAATTATGCCGGAGCCGGGTATAATGCCTTTGCTTTAAAGATCAATGGGAGATATTTTGGTACATCTATCGAAGAACTCGATGATGATAACACCGAGATCAAGGTAATTACTACAACTGCTCTTTCAGCAGCTGATAATGCTAGAGACGTTTATGAATTCTTAGCCTCAAATGGCGATGGATTTAACGACTACTATCGTATTGAGCAAACTGCTGAAGAAGTTCTTGCTGGTAAGTTCAGAATTTATTCAAGAGATTCCCGTAATATCCCTGAGGTAGATCGCTTCTTCTCTTACAATTTTACCGATACAACTTACACAACTGACTACGATCTTAAGACCGCTGATGTTGTTAAGCTCTTTACATCAGTAAAAGAAGTTAATTTTCGTTGCGTATCTAGAGATATTGCTACTGGAGAAAAAATTCAGGCAATTTCAGGAACAGTTCTTACAAATTGGCTTAAGGATAAGGGCACTGAGTACTTGGCTCTTAACTCTGGATTCAATGCTACTACAGATGTTATCACACTCCAAGATTCTACCGGATTGAATGACGGTGATCAGGTAGTTCTTGAAACAACCGATGCTGGAACACTTGGCGGAGTAACCTTCAACACCCAAGTTTACTATGTTGTTAATAAGTCTGGAAATGATATTCAGATTTCGCTAACTTCAGGTGGATCTGCTATTGATTTTACTGGATCGCCAACTGCTGCTGTTACTTTTAGAAAGCCAGCTTACGATCTCACAACTCAGCAATCTGATGTTATCAAGGCTTTCTTAATCGATCAGAATCTTTATACCGATGCTTCATCGATTCCTGATGATAAGTATATTGGAATTTCCAAGAACACCGTAGTAGGACTTTCAAGCGCATTTAATTGGCCTGATGCCGATGCGGCCTATTGGCAATATGATCTCGGAACAACTACCTTCTCTAAGCTAGTTGACGGAGCTAATGCTGCTGTTCCTACCGGCGAAATTTCCACATCGGGCGGTATTACAAGCCGTAGCGGATATCTTCCTGACTCTGTTCAGATTTTCTACGTGAACATCGCTGGAGAGAATAGAGCAATTATTGCTAACGGAGCCACTGCTGATGAGCTAACTTCTGAGATTGTTTCTGAAATCAACTCTATCCTTGTTGAAAAGGAACTTGATGATTTCTATACAGTCGAGGCAGTGAACTCTGGAACAAACATCGATACTGCTAATGCAAAAGATGGTACCCACGCTCCTAATAATGGTCACAAGATCTCTAACTTAGTTTCCGAGGCCGGTGCTCCGTACGTTCGTCCTGAACTTGTTGAAGTACCTCGGACTGGAGAAATCACCATTACATCTGGAGTAGTTGCTGGTACAAGCACAGAGTTTACTTCTGAAATCGCTCCTGGAGATATTATTGTTGCTGATGGTGTTCGTTATACTGTTCAAACAGTAACCAATGACACTACAGCTACTGTAACTCCCAACGATAGAGACATCTCTTCTGCTGTTCCTTTCTCTCTTGATAAGTCAATTCCTAACGGCTTTGATTCATTTGAGTACATTCTTAAAATCAAGATTACATCAAATAACGGAATCAGCTCACCAATTAATGCAGGTTCTGATCGTTTTGGTCGCCCTGATTCAAATGTAATCAAGCTTATTTCTACTGATCAAAATCCTCAGTATGAGTCATATAAGCTCACCGCTTCTGCCAAAGCACAAGACTTTGCTTTCGGCATCGAGCAGGGCATGGATTCAAGAATCCTTTCTCCTGGTTTCCTTTTTGCTCCTGAAGCTTATACAGTTCTTTCTTATACTCCAGGCGACGATATCCTCGGAAGCAGAGCTCAAGCTCGTACTGAAAGATTGAAAATTACTCAGTCTCTCGTAAAAGCTGCTGAAGGTAAGCTTGGTCCAACAGAAGGAATTACTGGAACTCAGCACATCGCCCTTATTGATTGCGGAGCCGATGAAACAAGCCTAACTCTTGTTCAAGATGAACTTGATCTAATTAAGAGAACTGTTGGAGTACCGTTCGGCCACGCTGCCTACTATGCTCCATACATCAAGAATCTTAATGATCGTTATGTTGCTCCTTCAAGCTTCGTTGCTGGTATCGCCTGCTCACGTTATATCAACGAGGGCTTCCAGTCACCCCCTGCCGGTGCTCGTTATCCGCTACGCGGAGCCATTGATCTTCGTTTTGAAATCTCTGCTCAGCAACAAGAAGTTACCTACGCACTTGGACTTAACCCAATCCGCTCACTTCCTAACCGTGGAATTGTTGCTTGGGGAGCTAGAACACTTTCTTCAAATGCTCTGTTCAAGTTTGTTAATACTAGGGCAATCCTTAACGTCCTTCTTGATGTTATGGGAAGAAGCTTCGATGATATTCTCTTTGAACAGATTGACTCAGCTGGAACAGTATATGCTCGAGTGAAGTCAATTGCTTCTCAGATTCTTGGTCAGTTCTTCCGTCAAGGAGCCCTATATGGATCACGTCCTGAACAAGCTTACTTGGTAGTTTGTTCTGATGCCAATAACAATGCCACTGATCTAGAAGCCGGAACAGTTCGCCTTGATGTTTATGTGGCTACCAGCCCAACTCTTGAGCGTCTACTTGTTACCGTTGTTAGAACTCCTGCTGGACAAGTTGCTCAGCTTAGCGACTCGTTCTCCAGAAATGAGCAAAGATTCCAAAATCTTCTCAATACTCAGAGCCTTATCTGATTAGTCAATGAAGGAACAGATTCTCAATAAGGAGGAGCCACTCTCCTCCCAAGATCCTAAAAAGATCATTTATGTCGAGATGTTTAGAGCTGGTCCACAGATCAGCTCTACTGGGCAAAAAATGGTCTTTACCGAGAGTGACCTGGAACAGGTAATCAGTACATATAAACCTGAGAGCCACGAAGCCCCGCTCATTATCGGTCATGATCAGGATGATGGCACTCCTGCATTGGGATGGGTCAAAGATGTATGGAGAAAGGGAAAAGAACTCTGGGGGAAGGTAGAACTTACCCCCAAGGCGGAAAAACTTATCCGCGATGGAGTTTTTAAAAAGGTAAGTAGCTCGTTTTATTTACCCGATGCCGATACCAACCCAACTCCAGGGAAATTAGCTCTTCGGCATTTAGGACTGGTATCAATACCGGCAGTTAAAGGATTGTCTGCCTTCTCTGAACAAATTGGAGAGGAAAAAATCTTTACTTCTACCCCTTCCGAAGGGGAGTCTTCTATTTCGTTTAAAGAAAACTTAGAAACTGACACTGTTATGGCTAGAAAAAGAACAAAAAAAGAAACTCCCGTTTCGGTTTCAGAATATACTGAAGGGGGAATGACCGTCAATATCAATATCGGTAAGGAAGGTGGGTCTACTGCCCCTAACGTATATGACGATGACGGGAATCAGATCTCCGAGACCGGCGCACCTGCCGACTATGAGATGGATTATGCAGCTGATGAAGAAATGCCCGAAGAGGGCGCCGACGCCCCTGAGGCTGCTGCCGACGAAGAATCTTCTGATGACCTAGGTCTAGAGGACGAAGGTGGCGAAGAAGAAACGCCTTCTGAGGAAGGAGAGGAAGAAATGCCATCTGAAGAAGGTGGTGAGGAAGAAATGCCTTCTGAAGAACCTTCTATGGAAACAGAGGATGTCTCTGATGATATGGAGGATGGGGATAAGAAAGTTGCTTCGCTTGCGGCTGAATATACCGAGGACGAGTTGTTTGACGCTCTGTCCCTTAAGAAAAAAGCAGCTTCCATGATGGAAGGTGGGAGTGATTCGATGAGTTCTTATGGCGAAATGCCTGAGGGGCTTAAGAAGCACATGGAAGAAAAAGGAGACGGTGAAGAGAAAAAGGAAGAGGACGAAGACGAAGAGAAGAAAACAGAAGATATGGGCGAAGAAACCGCTCCTTCTGCCGATGATGAAACCGAAGTCTCCGATAACGGAGAAGGGTGCTCTAAGGACTACGAAGAGGACAAAGAAGAGGAAAAAGAAGAAGAAGAGGACGAAGAGAAGAAGAGTGATATGTCTGAGGAAGAAACTCCTTCTGAGGCTACAGGAACTCTGGATCATAGCGAAGAAGCTATGGGAGTTCAGGGTAACGAGCTCGAGACCCGGGTAGCCGAACTGGAAGAAGAACTCGCCAGACATAAGAAAATGATCCGTGAGAAGGAGATCTCTGACTTCTGTGAAGGAGTTTACGGCTCTGGAAAACTAACTGAGCAGATTGTTTCTAAGACTGACCTTGTTCGGTTTATGGAAACGCTCAATAGCAAGAACACGGTGAATTTCAGTGAATCTGGAAAAGCTTCACAATTTGATTTCTTCAAGGGAGTACTGGAGAGCTTACCCTCAATGGTATCTTTTGAAGAGCTTGCTACTCCTGCTTCGGAGCCTAAAAAGTCCGCTAAGCAAGTAGCTCCATCAGCTGATGGATATGTCTACGACCCCTCTACAGCCGATCTCCACGCCCAGGCGCTGGAGTACTCTGAAGAAAAAGGTTGTGACTATCTCACAGCTGTTAAGGATCTAATTTCACACTCATAAGGAGTTTATTTAAATGGCAACAGACCCTCGTTTTATGTCTTTTGACCATCAGTATGTCGAAACTGTTGAAGTAACCGATGCTACCAACCTCTCGGCTGGTGTTGAGGCTCACAGATTCGTTAAGCGTGATGGTGCTTATCCTTCTGCTGGTGGCTATGCCGCTGGTACAACTGTATATGGTATTTATGGCCAAGGTGAACTCACCGCTAAAGGCTACCAGGTTGATGATGGATCGACAGCTGTTTATGAAGGACAGCTTAACCCTTCCACCACACCTTACAAGCCAGGTGTATTCCCTTACCAGAAGCTTCTTTCCGTCGTTACCTCCGGTATCGTTATTGTAGAAGTCGCTCCTACAGCTACTTTTGCTATTGACGACCGCGTAGAGGCCGATGGTTCAGGCCGTGCCGATGACAGCACCGGTGGTGTTGCTCTTGGCCGTGCTCTTGATGCGGTTAGTTCAGCTGGTGCTGGCCAATACATCCGCGTTAAGCTCGGTAACGAAGCTGGCGCTTGATATAGATACTAAAGGAGATTAAAAATTATGATGAATCTTGACTCAGTACGCGTAATTGACCCTATTCTTACGCAACTTGCTCAAGGGTATAAAAACGCAGAAGGCGTAGCTACCTTCTTCGGTCCTGCAGTATCTATGAATACTCGCGCTGGACGTACTCTTGTATTCGGCAAAGAAGCTTTTGCAGCTCAGAACTTCCTCCGTGCTCCTGGAACTAACATTCAAAAGATCCAGAACGAGTTCGGAACGCGTTCCTTCTCGCTACGCCAAGAGGCCATTAGCTGGGAGATCGCTGAGGAAGTCGCTGCTGAGGCTAAGAATGGAGCCGCTCAAATTGACCTTCGTCAGTTTGCTGCTAAGGATGCCGCTAACCGTCTCATGCAGTCCTGGGAAACTCAGGTTGCTGATACTGTAACCGACACCACTCAGTACGAGACCGGTAACGTTCTTGATCTTTCTTCCTATAACTCTGGAGCCGATCAGTTCAACGCCCCAACTTCTGACGTAGAAGTTCTTATCGATGATGCTAAGGAGCAGGTACGTAGCCAGATTGGTTGCTATCCTAACAAGCTTGTTCTTTCTCCTGACGCTTTCAACGCCCTCAAGCGCAACAAGCGTATCCGTGACTTCATGCAGCGCGGAATCATTGTTGATGAGAAGAGCCTTGCTCAAATCTTCGGTCTTGATGAGATCCGCGTAGCACGTAGACTCAAGCTCAACCAGTCCACTGGTGCCCTTGAGAACATCTACGATAACATCGCTATCCTCTTCTATCATCCTTCCGGTTCTACCGATGGCTTCATGCCTGCTCTTGATGCCAACTACGGTAACCCTGCTTTCGCTTATACTTATACCCTCAGCGGCTATCCTATCGCCACTCCTGAGCGTTTTAACATTGAGAGAAGAGTTTTTAGTGGTGATATCCTCGTCGAACGTTCTTTTGAACTAGTAGGCATGGGTGAGAACGGCAAATGCGGTTCTGGCTTCGTAATGACCAACGTTGTTGCTTGATAGCTAATATAACCAAATAACTAAATTAGGGGCCTTCGGGCCTCTTTTTTTTTTAGTTTAAAGAGTATAAACACAACATTCAATTAACGTGGCTAAACTAATAATCTATATGGCTCATGATAGGGACAACGGAAAATGTTATTTTGGAAGCACTTTTCAGCCGTTGGAAAAGAGAATAAAACAACATCTCTATTACTCAAAAAAGAAGACAAAAGGACATTTTTATAATGCTCTGTCTAAAAGACCAAATAGATTTTTTTGGCTAAAAATATCTGAACATAATGCAAATTATAAAGACAGAAGCATAGAAGATAAAATAATTAAACAATATTGG